AGGACTGCATGCGTGTTCATGTATAAGATAAGTCGAGACCCAATATTCCAGTTCGCATTCGACGGCGTGTTGTTCAGATTCCAATAAAACAAACCCGCATTACTGCCGTTGTTCGCATTGCCACCAAAATAGGCCCCTGCATGCAGAACCCCTATATAAAGGTATTTTGTTTTTAATAGGGTAATATCATTCCGGGGATTGGCCATCCCCGGTCCCCGGCTAACCCACCGGCGGTTTAAAGAGAAGTCGAGACCCAATACTCCAGTTCGCAGCCGACGGCGTGTTGCCCAGACCCCAATAAAACAAACCCGCAGCACTGCCGTTGCTCGTATAGCCACCAAAAAAGGCCCCTCTCAAGCCGGTGTTCTGATAATAATAATCAGTGTATCCGGTTGTTGAGCCTGCTCCTGTAGTGATAGGGAATAGGGCTTCAGGATAGTTGTTGTCATATCCCATTTCAAGCGGGTATCCATCTGTGTTTTTATTTGTATAGCTAACCGCTTTATAGTCGGTTGTCAATGTCGATGCGTACAAGCTTGGTTTCCTGCAAATATGTGCAATGTTGTTGTTGATCAGAAGGCCGTCCACCCATTCAAGCACATTTCCGAATGGATCTTCTATGTCTCTGTATTTCATCGATACTTTTCCGTTTGTTCCAGCCAGTCTTCCTGACGGCAGCGTGAGATTTTTCGTGCTGCCTGTTTTCTGTGCAGAGCTCCATACGATATTTCCTACAGCTATGTTTACTGTGGCCCCATCAAAAACAATTTCTTTCGTTGACGCATCCACTGCGTTTATGGCTGTGATGTTTCTCTTGTTCGCCACGTTGCTTGAACCTAAGCTCGTTCCTATGCTTATTTGCTGGCCAACAGCGAAGTTGTCGGCTACAGCGTTGAGCACCACTATCCTATTTACGCCTGTTTCGGCTATTTGTGCGGTGTCTCCTGATGCATATCGCATCGCTGTAACGCCTAGTCCAAGCTTATCCTGCGAGTATAAGCTTGCATATTCAATCAGATAGAGCACGTGCAGCACTTCCGAGACATATGCAATATCTATCAGTTGCCATCCGGCACCTTTTGCTCTTGCGCCAATCCTGAAGCTTGCTAGGTCTCGATAATTTTCCGGAACCAAATCAGGCCTCGAAACGTCCACGCCGCCATCAGAACAAGTTTTATATTTTGCGACATATATTTTATCGCATATCGTGCCATCTTCGCGGTAGAAAGCATATGGTAACCTTAAGCCGGCTGCTGGGTATTCAGAAAGTACGAAATCCCTATAGGTTTCAGTTTGCGATATTGAAGCGTAGAATTTCGGGATCTCCACCAAGTGGTCTCCAATTGCAGCGCCATAGGCAGGATCTCCTTTGTAGTGAAATCTGCCCGTGGAATCCCTAATACAATCTCGCATGTGCGACCATGGATATATGCTGTCGAAATCGTTTTGAACGGATACATCTCCGACCGGGAAATTTGCGACTTTCCCGACAGCGCTGTAAAGTCTTTCTAGGTTCGGCGTAGTTGCTCCCAGCGTTCGTCTAACTCCATACTTCTTGATTATTTGCGACGATAGATTTGCGTATTCGGTTTTTATTGTATCGAACTCGGAAACTCTAGCGCTTTCAGATGTTACCCTAGAAGCTTCTGCGCTAATCCTAGCGGATTCATTTGTTTGTCTTGTTGTCTCTGCGCTGCCTCTAGATGCCTCGGATGCTACTCTCGCATTTTCTGCGGACAATCTCAAAACTTCAGCTTCCACCCTGTCTTGCTCTGCTATTACTCTTGTTGCCTCCGCATTAAGGATTGCAGTACAATCAGTTATGAGCTGAGTCAGCACCGGATAGTCGTCCGCTTCTGCAATTGGGTTAGCCCCGTCTGTTATGTCCGCTATCACCGTGAAAGGCACCTGGATTACGCTTGTGAGCCTTTCGTTCTCAGGCCCGAACAGCGACACCTGCATGAGCACTTGCCCCTCTACGGCCAGTATGTTGCTTGCCAACACGTACTCGCACACACCGCTTTGCGCATCTGTAATTGTCCCTATAGCGTTGATAGATATCCCGTCAGCTCTCTGGAAAGCGAAATTCACCGTCAGGCCAGTTAGATCCACGACCTGAGCATTCCGTTTGAATTCTATTACTATCTTGCATGACTTTGTGTCATTCTGCACGAAAGTTTTGCGTTGCAGCAGGACCGGCTTTTCAAGGTCCATGATTATGTTATAGTCATTTGTAATCAAAAGCCTACCTCCTTATATGTTGGTTTTGACAGGCTTGTTAATATCCTGTTTGATTTTGTCCAGCACGTTTGGTATCTTGTCACCGAAAGTGACCTGGAGCTCCAAGCCTCTTGCCGAGTAGTTTTCAACCACCTCAGTAATCACAGTGTCCAAACGCTTGTTGAGGTCGCTGTTTACAACCGTGACCTTATAGCCCAAATCCCAATCCGACCCGTACTGAAAGGCGCTGTGCGTAAGCACGGAGCTTTCGAAAGTCTCTTTGATGCCAGCCTCCAGGAGCTTTTCATTTCCCCGGCTTGTGAGCTCTGTAACATCCGCTATGTCCCGCGCGTCTATAAAGCTTTCTATCCTGTCTATGCCTGTGCCTCCAGAGCCGACTTCCACAATAGTCCTGGACACGCCCTCGCCTTGGCCAGCTACAAACGCATCCGACACAAGGCTGTAGGTGTCATAGATGTAGGTCTGGTTCTTTATGTCGTCATAGTCTTTGCTGAATATCACAGGAGGGTTCACGCCGTTGTCTATTGCAGTGTTGAATATTTCGACAACATCGAATATGACCTTCTTGTTTGTCAAGTCCAGATGCCCGAATACGCCCATGCCGTTTTCATTGCAGATCTTCTCGACTTCATCCATAAGATTGTAGTATCGGCTGTCCCAGCTTATAACGCTTCCCCTGTTTTGGCTTGCAGCGTTTTGCACAAAGCTGATGTTTCGGTCTGCATCCGCAGCGCTTATCATGCTATCTGCTATCATATCCTTTATGACAGTCTCGACATTCTTTGAAGTCCTGCTCCATTGCGCCTGTCCTGCGGGAGGGATTACTATCCTCTGCTGCAATATGCTTTTTAGGCACCTGCCTCCGACTATGAGCTGCTCTCTGCCGGATTCGGTTATCTCTATCCGGAGATATTTCACTATGCCGACCTTATGAACGTTGTTGTCGAATATGACAAAACTTTTTATGCCGAAAACATCAAGGAGCCCCTGGAAGTAAGGCATGTATATCTCGAATGTGCCTACCCCCGTGAAGCTCCTTTTGTATATGGCTGTTTCATACAATTCTATGTCTGCTACAAGTTCAAAATTGCTGTTTATTACTCTTATAGGATGCAATCATATCACCCCTATTCAGGCTTCGCAGGAAACTGAACGCTGTCTATGTTGTCTACTGTGATTGTCTCTGGCAAATCCCTAAGTGCCTGTCTGTATGTTGCGTAAGCTGTTTTGAGTTCTGAGCTTATCGGCGCATCTGGAAGTTGAGTGAAATCACATTCTGCAAGCAACCTATCCCTTTGATTTCGTATTGCTGTGAGCTTTTCATCAAATGTAAGTGCAAGTGCAATTTCATCTGGAATTTCTTTTAATTCATAGTCCTCAGCGTGACCACCGAAATTAGGAATAACATTTAGTAGCAACTCATCATCAAAAGACATATTTGAAGATACCGTTCCACAAGAAGCCTTGTCGCTTTTTCTAATGATTATCAGCATTACTTCTCCACCTCCCAATTTAAATTTCTAGCATATATCGTTCTAGCGCCAGTATCATTATTATTTTTTAAAACTATTTCAAGATTAGTGCCGCTTATATAAGCGTTCTGAATAGATATATATGGCCCAAAACAATAGTCTGATAGTGGATTAGTAGTGTAATACGCATTAGACATAACAGATGTAACCCCTCCATCACTTGTTATTCCAACAGCCCCAGTCTGACTTGTATTAAAAAATACAACTGATTGGTCGCCGGAAGCATATCCAGTTGATATAAACTTTCCACGACTCGCAGACATCCCCAATGAAATTGTTTTTTTGTACGTTGAGCCTGCTGAAATGGATGTAGTTGTATCTGACCATGTTCCACTCGCCCTTGCAGTTTTTTCACCTACATATGTCTTGACCGCTTTTTCACTCGGTATTTTAATGTCAGAATTAGAAGCAAGCGTTCCATCTGTCGAAAGGTGCGCTCCATCAACTGTATCTGCTGCTATGGGATTACCGTTTATAATCGCCATTAAACTTGGGTTAGCTTCAATGTCACTTATCTCTTGCGCCGTAAGTTCGTTCTTAAATAATTGATACATATAAGCTTCTTGTGGCACACTGCCTTCAGGATACCACTCTGGCTTAGTCTTGTACCTCGCATATTGCCTTTCATCGGTTATATTTGCATCAAGTACAACTCCACTTGCTGCAGGTATAAGCACTTGCGCTATAGGTATCTCGTATACTGTGCTGTCTTGAGTGAGCGCAGGAGCTATTGGCGTTTCGGATGGTGTGCCTTTAAGGATTGTAGCTTTAATATTCCTGGCTTCCGCGTTTAGGTTAAGCCTTAAAACAACCCTATCTATTCTGTCATATGTTGCATCCGCCGCATCGTGCGTCATCGGCATCGCCGTGTCGCTCTCATAGTAGTGGCCGTTGATAAAGGCTCTACCCGCTTTGAGGGTAGAAGTCATATTTGTGTCTGTGCTGTATAATTCAAGCGCATCCAGTTCCTCTGCCCACACCCCGCTTGTAACCATTGTTGCAAAGTATTCTGCAAAGTCAGCCGCGGAATATGTTCTGGCGTCGCCCTGGGTGCTGTCAAAAAATCTGCTTGTTTCCGGCAAAATCTACACCCCCAAATATCTGTTTTTCCATTTTATTTTCACGTTTGCGCCTTCTGAATCGTTATCATCGTCAAAATTAAGCTCATTAATGCCTGTTGCAAGGCCGAAGAAAGTGCTTTGCAGGTCTACATAGTGGAAGGCGTTGGACTCGGCTCCTACGCCGTCTATGAGCCTTACAGCCTTATTCCCAAAGCCGGTGGTTATGATTAGCTTGTCTCCGTCAATAAGAGTCTTGTTGACTTTGATGTATTCTCCCGTAGTTTCGTTCGTGACCGTAGGATTGACCGCCGGCCCAAAGAACTCTATAGTCACAGGCGCATCAACATGACCATCGTTGTATATCTTCTTGGATTTTTCTTTCACCCTGAAGTTCATCGGAAGCGACAGTGGAAAGCTCAGACCGCCGCTGTACGATGCAATTTCAATTTCCCTTTGCCTTGCGTCCCTCCAGTATGGATCATGCGCTATGAGGTTGATTTGCACCTTGCAGAGCGTGTCCGCATCTTCTGGCGCAACGTAGAAGTCGGGCATGCCGCTTACTATGCAGTCCACTTCCCGCGTATAGTGCAGAAAGTCTGCTTGCAGCACGCCTTGCCCTAGTTTTGGGTTGAACATTTTCAGCAGCATGTCTCGCTTGAAGTATTTATCATTGTCATCCTCATACACAAAGGCCACAGTGAGCGTTATCAGGCGCGAATCCAGCGTGTTGAACAGGTAGGTCTGCCCATCCTGCAAAGGCGCTTTCTGCGCCTCTATGTTGAGATTAAGGCCGCTCACTCCCTGCACGTCAATGAGGAGGTATTCGGAGTCCAGACTGAAATCTATCTGTTCCCCGCTTGAGTTTATATATGTCATCTGCATCCGCTACACCCCCCACTGCATTGCAAGGCTTCTTGTCAGTTTCTCTTGCTCCCATCTAATTTTCACGGCATCAAGAGCCTCTGGGCTGTTGAAAGTATTCTGCATGGTCACCGAAGGCTTAGCGGCCTTTGATATGGCCTGCGCAAGCTTGTCATAGTCCAGATTGAAATTATTTGTTATTTTTTGTTCTAACACTTGCGGTGCAAACTGGATTGACCTTGCAAGGTCTGCGACCATTTCAAATATGCTGTTTGTTTCTGAGTTGCTGGCCACCTTTTCACCGCCGTTAAACCACATAAGCTCCGGCCCTTCTTCTCCTACGAGGTGCCATCCTGGAGTTGCATTGTCTGTACCAGTAGCATAGCCGTCAGGCATACCATTGCCCTGTCTCTTGCACGGCGCGCTTCTTTTTCAGCCTTGTCCTCAGCTGAACCTATTGCAGGGCCATTTCTTTTGCTACCACCTGAGGATTTGCCACCTGAAGATATTTTGTAGACCTCGTTTCCGAGCGAATTGACACCTTGGTATATCCTGCCATCATCCATGACCTGCCCAACATACTTGTACTTGTCGGCCATACCAGAGAGTGACTTTGTAGTGTCGTCTATGTCATTTTTGAGTTTTGCCTGCTCTATCTGTAAATCGAGCAATTGATTCTTGTAGCTCAGCGCCTCGCTTGATGTTTCGCCATATTTTGCAATTATTTGTGACAATGCCTTTTCTGTGTTGGCAATTTCTATAGATAGTGCTGTGTGTTGTTGCTTCTGCACATCTAGTTGCTTTGCAAGGTCCTGCGAGCTGCCTTCGAGACTCTTGTTCTGCACCCTCCACAGCTCATACTGCTTTTGGATGATACTTACTGTGTTTTTGACGTAATCGTTCACCTTGCCGAGGGACTCGCCTATCTTGTTGGCCAGTTCATCTGATTTGCCGGATACAGCTGCCTTTGTGTAGTCCATTCCAAGTACTAGGCCTTCACCTACGAACTGACCTATCTCTGTCGTAACCTTCGATGGAGATTGAATGTTAAGTACTTTCTTCAGCCAGTTTGGAATGCTTTCTGCCAGCTCTGATACTTTGCCCTTTACGGCACTGATTTTATTCTGTATGCCATTTATAAGCCCTTGAATCATATCCTTGCCTGCTTGGAGCATCGCCGGGCCTGCACCCTTGATTGCATTCGCCCACTCGGGGATCTTCTGCGTGAACAGCGTCTTGACGCCACCCAGCAAAGTGCTTATTAGATTCTTAATGCCGGTCCACACAGTCGATATGACTGTTTTCATGGCCTCGAACCCGATTCTAAGTACGCCCTTCAAGGCCTCCAGACCGGTCGAGAATATTGCCTTGATGCTGTTCCACGAGTTGCTCGCAAGAGTCTTAATTGCCGACCACAGAGCGCTCCAGTCACCAGAGAATGCCGCTTTGAATACATTAAGTAAATCCCGAAGGAAAGTCGTTGCTCCTCTAAACAACGTCTTGATAAAATCAAGAGAGCT